CCGATTGTTGAATTGTATCAACAAACTATACTTTATTTATAACATAGTTGTTTTGATTTGTCAAGTCTAAACACCAAAACTTTCACCACAACCACATTGTGCTTTTGCATTTGGATTTATAACTTTAAGATAAGAACCACCAAGTTCTTTTACATAGTCTACAGTACAACCCATAACAAACATCTCAGCCATTTGGTCTAGAACTAAAAGGTCATCTATGACAGTTCCGTTTTCATCAGTATCTACCATATCCCATTTGTAGGTAAAACCAGAACAACCACCACCATTTACAGATAGGTATGCATACTTCTTCTGATATGAGTCTACCATAGATGATAGATAGTCTTTAGCCTGTTCTGTCAAGTTTATCATTTTCTTCTTCCCAATCTTTTGTAAAGTTATCAATAGACTCTACTAGTAAAGGTATATAGTCATACTTCTCTTTTACAAACTCTTGTACTGCACCATCTTCTGTAACAACTAGAATAACTATCTGTTCAATAGGAGTTCCAGTTTGTTCCTCAAACATTTCTGCGTATGCAGATGCTTGTATGTAATAGTTTTCATTCCATTCATCATTACGTTCTTTTGTTGATGTTTTGAAATCTATAATAGAAAGTTTACCATTATATTCTGCAATACAATCAACACGACCAGCAACTCTATATTTATTAGAAAATAATGCACATTCTTGTGAACGTATATTATCAATATTCTGTAAAACTTTATTCTCTAATTGTTTAAATAGACAAAATGGTAAAAACTTCTTTTCGTGTTCACTCCATTTGTCTGGCCACTCCGTAGGAAAATTATTTAAATAATCCTCACACATATGATGGACAGCAGTTCCACGAGCCGCAGATGTTCTTGCAACATAGTTTGCAACTTCATCACCAACTCTTTTTCTCCACTCAAATAAACCTTTTTTATTTCGTGTTGATAAAACTGTAGTTATAGATGGATATAGTTTACCATCTGGTGTTTCATAAAATCGTTTAAAGTTAACTGTCTGTGTTGTCAGTTCCGTCAACTTTGTCGGTTTGTGTGTGTAGTACTTCATTTTTCACTTCTCCATTTTCTATAATCTTTTTCGCTCTACTTATTTCGTAATTGTTCCATTCTTTAGAATACTTAATTGGAACTTTACCCCAACCTACAGTTCTATCCCATTCTCTTTGTGTATATTTGTTAGGATAATTTTCTGATTCTTTCGACAAGACGATCTGCCCTATTTGTTACTTGACGATACCAATTGCTATCAACCATCTCGTCTGCAGCTGCGTTCCAATCTTTAGAGTCTACTCCTCTTTTCATACCCTTAAATTTGGATAATCTTGGACGGCCCATATTGAACATCATATTTGCAATCACTCTTTGTGCTTCTTCTGGTAAATCATCAAAGTCTGGATATAATATTTTACAATCGTCTACCACTATTTCTACATCTTTTTCAAATGCTTCGATTACTCTGTCCTCTGAAACTGGTGTTCCTACTTCTTCACCATGTTCTGGGTCTGACTCTAATATCAGATGGCCCACGCCAAAGGTAGGATATCCAAGATGGTCATTATAAATTTGATACTCAACACCCTCGTCAATCTCTAACTCTTCTCTTAGTTTTACTAAATCCATTATTCTATTCCAATCCCTAATTTTGTTTTTTGTATGAGATAGTTTCGTACAAAACCAGAACGAACTATATCACCAATGTTAAACTCTAAACAATTAAATTCTTTCATTTCTTCTAATATTCTTAAAAAATCAAACAAACCATTTCTCTCACTTGTTTTAGATAAATCAGTTTGCATAAAATCACCACAGAACATTATCTTTGAGTCTTGACCAACTCTGGTAACGATTGTATCTAACTCGTGAAAGTTTAAGTTCTGACATTCATCTACTATAATAATAGAATTATCAAATGTCAACCCCCTAAGAAAAGAAGTTGATAGAAAATAAAAACTACCTTGAGTTTTTAGTCTGTCATACAACATACTAAACGCTTGTTCGTTAGGTTGTTTAAACATATACTGAACCATATTAGAATATGGTACTTGATAGAGTGCAGCTTTATCCTCTTCATCGCCAGGAAGAAACCCTATCTCCCTTGTCGGTATCAAAGAACGAACCATCACAACTCTATCGTATGGTGTATCATTTCTCAATACTTCTTGCATTGCAAGATATAATGTTACGAATGTTTTACCTGTACCAGCACAACCATATAAAAATTGGTTATTACCTTTTTTATAAGATTCAAAAACTATCTTTTGATTATCTGTTACAGGTTCTATTTTTGTTAAATCTGAACTTGTTATTTCTTTTTTCTGTGACATAATCTCTTCTCTCTAGTAATGTGGGGGAATCGACCCAACTGATTCCCCCTGTGCTGACCCTAAAATAATAAACTTAGATTGTGATCTGCACAGTATTATTTATAATTAGAAACTTTACTTCCTAACTTACTTACATTCTGACTTCCATCTTTACGAACCAATCCATGTTTTTTACCTACGTTTTCTACTTTTTTAGATTTACCACTTCTACCACTTCCAAATCTATCAGAAAGTGGACTATTAGGATGGGCTTCTGCAATACGACTAAAAGTTTCTTTCATACCACCATCCATTCTATTTACAATATGGTCACCTACAAGTGCAGCTGTGGTTAGTACTGGTTCTATATGTGGATTATCTTTCAGATAGTTTTCTCTTTGACTCCAACTCATAAAGTCATCAAACTGTTCATCTGTTTCTGTATTGTAAAATGTATATGTTGGCACTATATCCTCATTTTTTTCATCTCTTCAATAGAAAATGGTCTTTTTAACAACTCTCTATTACTTTTTTGTAATAACTCATTCAACTCTACGAGTTCTTTATTTCTCTCTAGAACTTTATAATACGATTCGTTTAGTTTTTTATGGTCTTCTTGTAATAAAAAGTATAATCCTTTATATTGTAACATTTCTCTTCGTAATGTTTCTTCAAAACTATCCTCGTGATTATCCCAACCCTCACCATTTAATATTGGATTTACAGGTGGCAACTTTACTTTCATATATTTTTCTTCGTACCACTCTTTAAAATCTTTATCTTTCATCTCTTCTTGTATTTCAGCTGCAGATAACTGTTCTGTTCTAATACAATCTGCAAGTTCTTGATATCTATTACTATCTGTCATTTTTTTATATATCCAAGTCCCATATCTCTCTTGTTTCATATTGTGATTAAATCTTTATTTTCATATTTACCTAGATTTCCTGTCACGAAATAGTTTGTACCTATAATTATTCTAGGTGACTCATCTTCATTAGGTAGTGCTTGATGTTCTAACCAGCCAGGGAATATAACTATATCACCAGTTTTTACAGATGTATTATATGTTCTTGAGTTGAAAATATTATTTTGTAATACATCATATGAAAAACCATAACCCTCTTGTATTCTACTTACGGGCATCTTGATTTGAAAGTCACCACTATTTGCTTGTACATAATATACACAACTAAAAACTGTATTAGGGTGTGTATGTAAATGATGTGCATCACCTTTGTGATTTATTGCTGTCCAACTTTGTGTTAGATAAAAATGATTTTTGATTTGTAAATGTTGAGTAACATAATCATGAAACTTTGATAGTATGAAAGTTTTTACTCTTTTAAGTTTTAAATGTTCTAATACATCTGCACTTTGTGATACTGCATTACCTTTATCTGATAACGCTTTACGAAACTCACCATCAACGATTATTTCTTTTTCTTCCTCGTTTAAAACAAAACCAGTTGACTCTTTGTAAATAGGTAATGCATGAAAAGGTATGATTTCTGATTTGACTTCAGTAGAAATATTTCTTTCTATCTCTCTACTGACAGCTTTATGTATTTCATTTTCTATATCACTCTGACTCATTTTTTCTCCATAACATTATGCAGCCTCAAACCATTTTGGGACATCTCTTTTAGTCCACTTTGCAAATCTTTTCTTCTCATTTATATAGTAAGTTCTGTATGCATCAATAACGTCTGTTTTTTTACAGTAGTCTGGCATCGCCTGTGGTGGTTCTGTAAAGGGTTTATAAGGTATATTTACAGGAAGTATCCAGAGTGCAGACCTAAGTTTAATATCTGTTTCGTGTATTTTTCCATATCTATGTGTATACTCATCACATAACTCACAAAATAATCTATACAAATATAGATAGTTTTTATTTGATTGTCTAATCCAAACATTACAAGGATGATTAAAATGCACCGCTTTGTAGTATGTCATCTCACCTTCTAAGTCATCCATACCTTCATATAAATCATAATGTTTCACCATAGTCTTTCCAGACTTACTTGGTTTTCTTACAACCTTACCATCTAACATTCTATGTGCAGTAGATAACATCTGTGCATATTCGATTATCATTTTTACAACGTGCTTATCGCAATGCATCTTTGCAGATACTTGTGGGTCTTCGTGTAAATAAAATATATTCATAATTATTCCCTATAGTTTATATTAATAATAATTCTAACGTCTGTATCTGTTTGTCCTACTGTTTGATGTTCTATATTACCATCAACAATAACTGCTCTGTTTGCAACGGATTTTGCAAAATCACCATTTGCAAATTCTGTTCCACCATTATTAGTATTTACATAATACAACAAAATTTTATAGTTGTCAAGTCTTGGATAATCTAAATGCATACCATATTTTATAGGTTCATTTTGTTTTATGAAAAGATTAGTTTTAGCTCTAATTATTTTAGAATATCCATTTGGTAAATTTTCTAATAAATTTATTACTTCCCATGCTGGTTTGAATGGTTTATCCTCTTTATCTTTCCAAGTGTCGTGATAAGTTTCATTCATAAAATATGCATTTCCAGTTTCATCTGCATTAGTATTTGCTTTCTGAACAAATCTCCAAACTGGATTTAGACTATGATAATGTTCATGATATTCTTTATGAATTTTCTCTGGTAGAAAATTATCTATTATGTTCATTACTTCTTAAACCTCAATGTGTATCGTTTACCACCAGACCAAAAAGTAATTGTGGAGTGTGAGTATATTTTCTTTTGAACTTCTTCATATCGTGTTTCAATATTGCATACTCTTTTTGTTCCAGACTTTGCATCACTATTCATATGACCTAGTATTCCACCTAATATTGCACCAGCTGTTCCACCATCTGGTAAATCTTTTGTTACGTTATTACCTATAATACCACCAATTATTGCGCCTGTCAAGGTATCACCAGTTTTATCTCCATTTACTCTTACTTTTTTACAAACTTCAACAGAATAAGGAGTCTGTTCAATTACTGATAAAAAATGATGTTCTATATTTTTTAGTGAATCATTTCCATCAGCTTTTGCAGATGCAGAAAAAAATGTAAACACAAGAAAAAAAGATGTTACTGCTAATATTGTTGCAGATATTGATTGATGTTTTTTCAAAAATTGATAACCCAATTCAAAAAAGTGAAAATATGGTTTTAAACTATTCATTCCTTTACTCCTATTAAGTTTATATTAGTTGCAATATTTATTCTTTGTTTGTTTGATTTATTTTCTTCTACAAAATGTGGCACCCAAGCAGGCCAAACTAATAAATCACCATCTTGTGGTTCTATTTCAAAATCTCTAACAAATGGTGTTTTTTGATTACAATCATGCAACATATTTGCTGGATTTTTAAAAACTAGATTGCCTGTCCCCTCAGTTTGTAAATTGTATGTACAAGCAAAACTAAACTCTTTATGTGTATGTAAAACATTTTTTGAGCCTGGTTCATTTACGTTAGTCCATATAGATAAATCACATTGTTGTGTTTCTTGAGATACTTTATCTCTAAATGTTTTATCACGATCAGCATAAAACTCAGATATCTCAACAACAAAATCTCTTATCACTCCTCTTAACCAATCTAGTTCTTCACCATACTTGTAAGTTGACCGAAAACAACCTTTGTTACTTTCATCAGCTTCACCTATATTATTTTTTTTCAAATAATGAATTTTATCTAACAAATCTTTTTTTTGTTTTTCAGTTCCTACATTTTTTTTAGTAAATAAATCACAGTAGTATAATGGACTTATAAATCTATCGGACATTTATTTCTCCCATCTGTAAAATATATTCATCTTCTAAAAAACCTTGATGCTATACTAATAGGGTCTTTCAACCCATCATATGTTTTATTAATAAAATCTATATGTCTATCTAATTTTTCTAACCTCGCATATAAACCACTAACTTGATTGGATAAATTATCTATTTTGTTTTCAAGTCTTAATAGTTGTTCTTTTTCTTGTTTGGTCATTTTTCCCACCTATAGAATATGTGGTCGCCTATCTCTACAGTTTTAGTCTTAGACTTTCTCCAAGAAGGAAATACATAATCTGCATGATAATGTGTTGCACCATCTGTTATATCTATTAAGATTATATCAGGCCTTAAATATAATTCTGCATAATCATACATTAGTTCAAATAACTTACCATCAAAACTTGGTATATCATCTGACTTACCATCACAATACCAACTAAACTGACATCTATGTCGTATTGGATAATATATTCTTTCTTCATCTGGTAAATCTAATAATCTAGTTTTCCAAGACTCTCTAGTAGGGCCTTGTTTTACAACTTCACAAACTGTATCTGGAAAACGACTATCTCGTATACGATTAAAAGTTACACTTGCAACTGCACTCCAACCAGCCGTTCCTTGATTCTTTGCCTCGTGATACATATTTTCTGCAAGACACATAACTTCAGTAGGGTCTGGCATATCTAAAATTGGTGTTGGTTCACTTGCATCAGATGGTAGTGCGGCTGTACCAATACCTATCGCAGTTAAAAGTTCTATGAACATAATCTGTATTCCTCTAGTAATTGTTCTTGTTTAATATATGCATCTATCTCATAAGGTCTATCAAAATAATCTAAATGGTCTACATCATCTTTAATACCAAACTTATTTCTTAGATGTTGTTCTACATGAGTTAACTCGTGAAAAAGACAAGTCAAAAAGTCATCATCTTGTAATGTTTTGTCAATCTGCACATGAAATATTCTATCATCAATCTCTGTGCAATAACCTTGAAAGTCATCATTAAATTTTTCCAAATCTATTTCAATAGTAAAATTTTTGAATCTAGGTAACTTTGCATTAATAAACCAAGCAGTAATATCTTCGGTCAACTGTCTTTGACTTTTTGTCCCACCATTTGTAAAAATAAAAACATTACTCATAATATAAACCTCAAAAAACCTCTCTCGGAGTTACGAACTACATGACGAATATTTTTTAGAGAGAGGTATGTCATGTAGTTCGTATTCTTTATGACAAGTACATTGGCCCTGTCCATTGCATTAAATAGTCACCATCTAAAACATTACCTCTCGGTTTATTTCTAGCAGGAGCGTTCCAACCAGCTGGTTTTAGAATATCACCTAATTCAAACAACTTATCTTCTGTAGTGTTTACGATAAAAGCAACAACTGCATTTCGGTTAATTACTTTAATATACTTTTGACCTTTACGAATATCAAAACCATTTGCAAACTCATCTTGCATTTGTTCATTCGCAGTAAAAGAGTTATAATCTTCAATCATAGCATCTGTCATATTTTGAATACCACCACCGATATATTTTGCTGTTTTTGTAATTTGAACTGTCATATTTTTTCTCTCTTTATTGTTGATTATGTATATAATATACCATACAAAAACAACATTGTCAACCCACTCAAAAAAGTGAATAAAATCAAGGGTTTATATTCCATAATATTTTACCTCTTTTTGCGAATCGGTGCGAATCGTAGGATTAAAAGAACCTACCAATCACAGCAATTACAAACTCATAACCTACCCAACCAAAAAATAAAAGAACCATATAAACTAAAAACTTATTCATATAGTCATTACTACCATTATGTTTCCAACTATCGTCTTTCATTTAGTTATCTTTCCAACCTTTTCAAACTACCTAGTGCAGTATTCATTTTATCAATTAAATCGTTTAGAGATTTATGCAAATCATTATTAGTTGGTGGGTTATAATGAGCTTTATAAAGTTGTTCAAATTTATTTTCTAATTGTTCTATTCTTTCTGTCAACTCTTTGATTGCTTTTGCACTCATACTATCACCTATGCAGTTTTAAAATCATCATTCCAACCAAATGCTTCTTTTACCACATTTGTGGATAATCCTTTATACACTTGATGTAACTTTTTATCTTTTGCATTGATAAGAAGTTCTGCTTCACTTTTATGTAAACCCTCACACATCTGAAGAAACATTTGTTCCTTTTTAAACTGTGGTGTATCATTATCTGCACCTCTGATAAAGTGCCATAACTTTCTTGACTCTGTTGCAAGAGTCGTGTGTTCTGTTCCTGCTGGAACATCATTTGGTTTATATGGAACATTACCATCTGGTATTGCCCAAGTTATCTGTGGATCAAAAGAAGATTTAATAACCATTCGCAATGCATCTGTATTATTATCTCTTAA